GCTACGGCTCCGGCTCCGGCTCCGGCTCCGGCTACGGCTCCGGCTCCGGCTACGGCTCCGGCTCCGGCTCCGGCGACGGCTCCGGCGACGGCTACGGCGACGGCTACGGCGACGGCGACGGCGACGGCTACGGCTCCGGCTCCGGCTCCGGCTCCGGCGACGGCTACGGCTACGGCGACGGCTCCGGCTACGGCTACGGCTCCGGCGACGGCTACGGCTACGGCGACGGCTACGGCTACGGCTACGGCTACGGCTACGGCGACGGCTACGGCTCCGGCGACGGCGACGGCTACGGCTACGGCTCCGGCGACGGCGACGATGCGGATCAGGCGCGGTATTTTGCGGCTTTGCTGGAGCCTTACCAGCAAAGCGGCACGGTGGCGGCGTTTTGGAGGTCAACGAGGGACGGGCAACCGGCCAACGGGGGAACTGGAACGCGGGCGGTGGTGGGTCTTGAGGAGGTGATTCCGGGGCCGCTGAAGTTGTGCTGCCACCAGGCGCTGCATGCGACGTTGAACCCGCAGCTATGGCGGGGTGAACGCTGGTGGGTGGTGGCGCTACATGAGCCGTGGAAGCAGGATGAGAGCAAACTAGGCTCCTTGAAGCGGACGATTTTGGCGGACCTAGGGAGGTGTCCGTTTGTGAACTGAAAAAAAAGAAAAAGGCCCCCGGGCGGTGTGTGGACCGCCCGGGGTGATGGGTCGGACAGCCGGAGAGACGGCGTTACTACAAACGATTATGACTGATAACCGACGTTGTCCGCAGTGCTTGCTGAGCAGCTGCGTGGATTGTTATGAGCCGGGGTGTCCTGGGGTGAAGGGCTTTGTGCTGGTGTCGGCATTGTCGCCGGATCGGAAGATGATGGAGACGATGGGCCGGGAGATCCGGGAGCTGGAGGAGCTGGTGCTGCGGGCGGGGAACTTCTTCGCGGGGCTGGAGTGTGGTTCGACGGGGGTGAAGGGGGATGTGATGAATGCGGCGTTGCGGATCGCGGGGGGACGGAAGGCGGTGCAGGCACTGCGAATCGCGCAGCAGGGAGTTGCAAAGATGCTGCGCAAAAAGGCAGAGCGCGAAGACTCCACCCAGAAGCTGGGAAAAGCTTAAGCCAAACCTCCACCCAGAAGCTGGGAAAAGCTTAAGCCAAACCCAAAGGAAATGTCGCCCATGCACGAGGCGGTGAATGGCCGCCAAGTGATGCAAAAAAATGGGCGGTGAAAGATGGGGAATTTAGAACTGGAAATTTTTGTGATGAAGATTTTGGCGAACAGTTATTTTAGTGGGGCGGGGCTGTGTGACCAGGGGCTGTCTGACGCTGGCCTGACGGTGGAGATGCAGCGGGTGTTGTTGAGGCGGGCGTGTGCGCGGGTGACGGAGACGTTGGCTGTGGTGCGGGATCTGCCGGCGGGGGAGCTGCTGGCGGTGCGGCTGGGGATGAATGAGGTGCTGGGGATGGTGAGCCGGGGGCCGATGCTGGCGCTGCCGTGGCGCGGCGAGGAGCGGCGGGTGCTGGATGGGAAGATGCGGGCGAGTGGGGAGAGGGCGGAGGAGAACTTTGAACATTGAATGACTGAGAACGGGGAACTGAAAATTTTAAATTATCTGAGACTATGAGTGATTCGAATAATGAACTGACGGGACAGGAAAAGGTGTATCCAGAACGGCATGCGGCGCTGAGGGGAATGATTGAGGAGGCGCGGGAAAGTATGGCCTACCACGGGAAAGGATGGACGGATGAGCAGCTGCTGGCGAGCTATGCGCTGGCGGTGCTTCGAGGGGGCTACCATCATTTGATGGACAAGATCAGGCCGTGCGGGCCTAAGGGGGTGGAGACGCGGATGCTTGGGACGCTGAGTACGTTTGACTGCATGGGGCTGACAAATGCCGTTTTGATCGCGCATCAAATGGGGGTGCGTTTGGAGATCGGCGGGGCGGTCAGGGGGCGTTTGTGGCTGCGCGCGCATGCCCGGGTGACGTGTGATGATAGGGAGCTGGTGCCAGGCTTTGAGAGGCATCCGTCGCTGAAGGCGCTGGCGGGTTTGTTAAAGCGGTGGGAACTGCAGGAGCCGGAGTGAGGCAAATAGATGGGGATTTTGAACTTTGAACTTTAAACTTTGAACTTTGATGAGTGAGCGAAATTGGGTGGATGTGCAGAAGGATAAGACGAGGTCGGTGCATGCGCAGAAGCGGCGGGTGGATGCGGTGGATCGGCTGAAGGTGCTGCGGACGTTTAAGTGTCAGCGGCGGGCGGGGTATTCGGCGGCGGTGATGTTGAAGCGGCTGAGGACGACGCGGAAGGTGCTGAGGCGGTGGGCGCAGGAGCTGGGGTTTGATTTGGAGGGGACGCTTTGAGCCTGGGTGGAGCGGATACCAGGGGCTGGTAAAAGATGGGCGGTAAAAGATGGGGATTTTGAACTTTAAACTTTGAACTTTTATGGGTGAGATGAATGAAAATGCTTTGTGTGTGGTGGTGGGGGAACGGCGTGCGGGGGGTGGGATCTGGCCGGTGGTGACGATTGAGCTGCCGGTGGGGGATGAGGCGACGATGACGGGGCGGAAGTCGGCGCATTTGGCGGTGCGGGTGCTGAAACGGGCGCTGGTGGCGGCGGAGGTGCAGGTGGCGCGGAATGGGGTGCCTGAACCGGAGGCCGGCAGAAAGATGGGCGGTGAAAGATGAGGGATTTTGAACTTTGAACTTTGAACTTTTATGGCTGAGAGAAATGGGGGATTGGTCTGATGCATAAGTATTGGAGACACCTAGGGGATTATGCGAAGAAGACGCGGCATTTGTCGATGCTGGAGCATGGGGCGTTTACGCTGCTGTTGGACCTGGCGTATGATCGGGAACGGGCGCTGCCGGGGGAGGAGAAGGTGCTGATGAGGCTGCTGGGCGTACGCAGTTCTGCGGAAAAGTTGGCGGTGGGTCGGGTGCTGGAGGAGTTCTGGGTTTTGGCAGCAGACGGATGGGTCAATAAGCGGGTGATGGAGGAACTCATTGAGTATCAGGGGAAAAGCGATAAAACGAGGGATGCAGCCAACAAGCGTTGGCATGGGGCGAGCAATGCAGATGCAGATGCAGATGCATTGCGGGCGGGATGCGAAGGCAATGCTTCGCGCGCGCGTTCCAACAACCAACAACCACCAACCAAGAACCAACAACCAAGTACGGAGGGGGCGGCGTTGCCGCCGGGGGTGGATGCCGATGGCGTTTTGCCGGAGGAGATATCCGGCGAGAACGTTGGAGCTGCAGTGGGTGACACGGTGATTCCTGGCCTGATGGGGCTGGCGAAAAAAAGGGGGGGACCGGAGTTTCCGGGGGATCTGCCGGAGGGGTATCGGGAGTCGCTGACGGAGTGGTGGGAGTACAAACGGGAGCGGCGGGAGGGCTACAAGTCAAAGGGCTGGGAAGTGCTGGTGAGGCAGCAGCAGCGGTTTCCGGCGAAGCTGGTGCAGGCAAGCGTGGAGGCGAGCATGGCGAACAATTGGGCGGGGCTGTTTACGGAAAGGGTGTCGGAGGAAAGATCGGGCCTGGGACGTGAGGGGTCGGAAAAAAAAAGAGGGGGTGCGGGTGCTATGATTGAGGTAACGGGAGTGGTGCGGGAGACGGGTGCGCCGGTGGGATGGGATGGGGCGGTGGTGGCGCTGTATGGGGAGAGGGTGCCGTGGGCGATGCTGGGTGAGGGACAGCAGGCGGAGGTGCGGGAGTGGCTGGGGCGAGAGGGGGAGCCGGAACCGGAAGCGGAACGGGGTCGGGAGACTCCGTGACCTTGGGTAGGCGACTGCAAACAATGCAAACTGTGAAAGGATATGATCTGGTATGAGTGAGCGAAAAGAAAAGGGGGTGACGACGGAGGAGCTGCTGCCGAAGCTGAATCAGCCGATGCCGTTTAGTGATGAGGCGGAAAAGGGGGTGCTGAGCTGCTTGCTGCAGGAGCCGGCGGAGCGGGTGGTGGAGACGCGGATGGTGCTGCCGCCGGAGGCGTTTTATCATCCGGGGAATCGGCTGATGTATGAGCTGATGATTGAGTGTGAGCAGAAGGGGTTGCCGTTTGATCCGCCGAGTTTGACGCATTTGCTGCGGGATCGGGGGTTGCTAGACCAGGCCGGGGGTGCGGCGGCGGTGTCGGAGTTGTTTGGGTTTGTGCCGATTGCTTCACATTATCCGTATTACACGCAGATTGTGCGGGACAAGTGGATGCTGAGGCAAAGCATTCATGCGAGTACGCTGAATTTGCATGAGGCGTTTGCGCATCAAGATCATGGGGATGAGGAGACGGTGGGGGGGCTGCTGAGTCGGGCGGAGAGTCGGACGTTTCAGGTGCTGGATGCGTTCCAGGGGAAAGGGACGGGGGCGCGGATTGTGGATTCGAAGGAGATGGTGGGGGAGTGGCTGGATGCGTTTCAGACGATTTGTGATAATCGGGGCAAGGTGCTGGGGGTGCGGACGGGCTGGGTGGATGTGGACCGGACGTTTCATGGGTTGAATCCGGATGGGCAGGGTGAGCTGCTGATGATTGGGGGTTTTCCGGGGATGGGTAAGACGGGGGCGGCGGTGAGTTTGCTGGAGAGTATGGCGGTGGATCAGGGGGTGGCGTGTGGGGTGTTTCCGCTGGAGATGGGGAAGGTGGGCTGGGGGCACCGGTTGGTGCTGGGTCGGGCGGGGGTGGATATTTCGGTGAGTCGGAATGGGCACCTGGCGCGGGAGGCGCTGGGGGCGATCGCGCAGGCGCAGAAGGATTTTGCGGCGGCGCCGATTTTTTGGGATGATTCGAGTTTTTGCGACTGCGATGAGTTTCGGGCGCGGGTGACGATGATGGTGCGGCGGCATGGGGTGAAGGTGGTGTTCATTGATCACTTTGGGCAGTTGAGGCCGAGCACGAAGGAGGGGAAGGGAGACAAGGTGCGGGGGCAGATTGAGATCATGGAGACGCTGCATGAGTTGAGGCGAACGCTGGGGATCACGATTGTGCTGTTTGTGCAGTTGACAAAAGAGGGTCGGGAAAAGCAGGAGCGGAACAAGGCGCCGGGGAATGGGGATGTGAAGGGTGCGGGGGAGATGATTGAGTACCCGACGATGGTGGCGTTTATTCATCGGCCAGTGGTGGTGCGGCCGTGGGCGGCGCTGAATGAGGAGACGCAGGAGCGGTGGCAGCAGGTGACGGATATGTACCGGCGGGATTTTCCGGAGGCGTGGCACGATGGGCGCGGGTTGCCGGCCGAGGTGTATGCGTATCAGCGGGACTACGAGGAGCATGCGCGGTTTATCATCACGAAGAACCGGAATGGGGCGACGCCGGATGATATTGTGCTGCGGTATCGGATGAACTTGCAGCGGTTTCAGGGGAGGACGCTGAAGATGTACAGCAATAACCCGAAGTTTAAGCAGGTGGTGCTGGGTGGGTTTTGAGGGGGTGCTAGAAGATGGTAGGATGATGTGCCGGAGGGCCGGCAGAAAAATGGGCGGTGAAAGATGGGAGAACAAAAAAACTTAGAACTGATGATGAATGCGGAACGGATCTTGATGGAGAATGAGGGGCTGGTGCAGCATGTGGTGCAGCATGTGGTGCGGCGGATGGTGATGGAGCGGGATGTGGAGGATGCGGCGCAGGAAGGGCGGCTGGGGTTGTTGTATGCGGCGGAGCGATTTGTGGAGAGTGCGGGTGCAAAGTTCAGTACGTATGCGTGCTGGTGCATCAAGAGCCGTGTGCTGCGCTGGATTGAGTACCGGCGGGATTTGGTGCGTGTGCCGGTGAAACGGGCGCGTGAGGGGGTGCGGGTGTTTGTGAGTGGGTTGGACGAGCCGTTGGGGTCGGGCGGGAATGATGGGGGCGGGCATGTGTTCTGCTTGGCGGATGTGCTGGCAGCGCCTGCGGAGGTGGATGAGGAGGCGGCGGGGGAGGATGAGCAGGAGCGGCTGTGGGCGGCCGTGGATGGATTGAAAGAGCCGATGCGAAGTGTGATCCGGCAGCGGTTTTCATGGGGGGTGCCGACGTTTCGGGAGGTGAATGAGGTGCTGGGGCTGGGGCTGACGCGGGAGCGGGTGCGGCAGATTGAGAGCCGGGGGTTGAGGATTTTGAGGAAACGGCTGGGGGTGATGATGGGAGGAAGGTAAAATGATGGGGGGTAGAATGATTGGGGACAGGGAACAAAAACAAAACAAGAAAACGAACTGATGAATGCGAATCGATTATTTGTGCCTAGGTTGGGGAAGTGTCGGGAGTGTGATTTTGAGGTGGTGGGTGAGTACCCGACGCTGCTGTGCCGATGCCCGGTGCATGGGTTAACGCTGGAGATGGTGACGTGGGAGGAGCATGCGGGGCGGTTGATTGAGGAGCTGAATGGGCGGTTGATTGAGCGGCAGGAGAGTCATGGGCTGCAGGTGGTGAGGATTGAGGCGGTGTGGCGGGAGAAGCTGGCGGAGCTGGAGGGGCGGCTGCGGGAGGTGGCGGAGCTGCCGGGACGGTGGCGGAGCTGGAATGGGGCACCGGGGCTGCGGGTGGTGTTTGGGGAGTGTGCGCGGGATTTGGAGGTGGTGCTGGGGAAGAAGGCGGCAGAGGAGGGCTGGCAGAAAAATGGGCAGTAAAAAATGGGGAATCTGATTTTGGGATTCCTTTGCTCCTTTATTCCTTTGCCGAAATGAGGGTTGACGAAGGAAGAACCGGAACGGGGTCGGGAGACTCCGTGACCTTGGGGGTGTGGGCGATGGCAAACGATGGTAAATTCTGGGAGGATGTGGTATGAATGCGAATGATGAGGGACTGATGATGAGGACGGAGCTGGGGCTGGAGGTGGAGGAGGCACCGGTGGTGATGGCGTGGCGGGTGCATACGGGGGAACGGTTTGAACGGGATCACCGGGAGGTGGCGGAGTTCATGGTGGGATTGTATCGGGGGGGTGTGGTGAGTGTGACGGCGATTGCGGATTTGGCGGGGCCGCTGTGTGGGCGGAACACGACGGAGGAGAAGAAGGCGCTGCACAGCATCATTCGGGGATTGATCCGGCGGAAGATTCCGGCGGAGGAGCGGAAGGCGATCATTGTGGCGGAGGGACTGGCGACGGTGAGTGAGGGGATTGTGAAGGCGCGGGAGATGATCGAGGCGTGTGGGGCGGATGAGACAAAGCACCTGGGGAGTGTGTCGATCGCGGTGAAGTCCATCAATGAGGTGCTGCAGTTGCACAGTGGGGGGCCGACGCGGATCAGTGGGAAGGTGCAGGAGGGAGGGGTGTCGGCGTTTGAGAAGTTTCGGCAGAAAGCGCGGGAGAAGGTGAAGGTGCGCGAGGTGGGGCCGGTGGTGGAGGTGCTGCCGGAGAAGGTGACGGAGGAGGTGGGGGTGGTGGAAGCGGTGGGGGAAAAGGAAGGGGAGAATTTGGCAAGGGAATGAAGGAGCAAGGGAATGATCGGAGATTGAAAACTGGGAACTGAAAACTGGGAATTGTAAATTTATGAACAACGGAAAAAACTTAAAACCTATTGTGACTGTGCCGATGAGTGAATTTGAATTATGCTGTGACGCGCTGTTAGCTGAGGGATACCTGCCTGTGCCTTGCCGGCGTCAGACGACAGATTCTTATAGAATCTTGGGAACAAAACCGGAGGTGATTGGTGCGACGTGGAGGCACTGGTATTGGCTGGTATTGACAACATTTTTCCTGGGCGCGGGCCTGGGGGCGCTAGCGGTATTTTTAATACTGCGGTGAAAACGGACTTGCCAAGTATGGATCTTTGGGGAGAGACCAAAGCCGGAACATTCTAAAGCGTGAACAACGTACGGGGAGGTCGGAACGGGGTCGGGAGACCCTGTGACCTTGGGTGGGGCGACTGCAAACAATGCAAACAATGGCAAACGATAGCAAATTTTGGGAGGATGTGGTATGATTGAGCATGATGAGCTGGATGAGCTGGATGAGGCGGAGATTGAGCGGCTGGCGTATGAGGAGCTGGCGGGGACGCAGCGGCCGCATGGGATGCGAGAGGCGCTGACGGTGGAGGAGTTGATGGCGCTGGGGGAGGAGGAAGCGGTGGCGGCGGTGGAGGCGCGAGAGGAGGAGATTCGAAAGGCGGCGGAAGATCCCTATACGCATGGGTGGTTTTTCAGGAGCTGGGATGATGTGCTGTGGGAGCTGCTGGATCTGCGGCTGGCGAACCTGGGGATTCCGGTGGAGTTTTTGGTGGCAGGGTCGAACGGGGCGGGCAAGAGCCAGATGGTGGCGCGGTTTCTGACGCTGGCGATGGAGCAGTGTGAGCTGGACTGGCCGGAGCATCAGCGGACGTTTTGGACGTTTAGCTTTGATGATAACAAATCGGCGGAGGTGGTGGAGAGTGCGGTGAGGTTCTGGCAGCCGCTGGAGTACAAGACGGAGAGTGGTCGGATGAAGAAGCTGGCGAGTCAAAAGATGGGTTATGATGCGGCGGGGGGGTTTACGAACAATGAGTGTGCGGTGCAAACGGGGGCGGTGTGTCGGTTCAAGACGTGGGCGCAGGAGGTGGGCAAGCTGGAAGGGCCGAGGCCGACGACGGCGTGGAGTGATGAGGCGGTGCCGGTGGTGGTGCTGAAGGCGGTGAAAAATCGACTGCTGACGGCGGCGGAGCGGACGCATGAGATGGGACCGAAATGGCGTGAGCTGCAGGCGGCGAAGGCGCAGGATGGGGAGATGTGGTTTCCGAGGGAGTTGATTGGTCGGCTGCTGGTGGCGGTGCATTTGGTGACGTACACGTTTCGCGATGGTTACACGGATACGGTGCGTTATTTTATGGATGAGGGGACGGTGATGCGGGAGATTGAGGCGGATGCGGAACTGTTGCCGAGGCGCAATGATGCGGGTGAGGTGGTGGGTGGGGAGCGGCTGCCGTGCTTGGTGCACTGCAAGGATGTGACGAAGCGGGTGAAGTGGTTGTATGCGTGGGAGAATCCGCTGGGGGGCAACTGGGCGGGGATGAAGCGGACGGAGATGGGAAGCACGCGGGCGCAGAAGCTGTGGAAGTGCTACGGGGTGGCGGAGGGGACGGCGGACAGTCCGTTTCCGAATTTTCATGTGCAGGTGCATGTGCGGCCGGTGCCGGGGTGGCTGCCGCCTGCGGAGCTGGGGACGTGGTGGATGAGCCAGGACCCGAACGCGAGCGGGGGTCGGGCGTGGTTTCAGCTATGGGGCTTTGTGCTGGGCGAGGCGTGGAATCACCTGGGGCCGGGGGACTTGATTATCGCGCATGAGTATCCGCAGGTGAGTGATGCGGTGGTGGTGCCGGGGGCGGCGATGTACACGGGGGAGGATTGTTTGTGGGCGCGGAACGGGGGCAAGAGTGGGCTGGGGGAGAAAGGACCGGCGCAGAAGCAGTGGCCGTGTGGCTATGGGTTTCGGGCGTCGGAGATCCGGCGGATTGAGGCGAAGCTGGCGCGGGAGCAGGGGGTAACGTCAATGATGGGGCTGGTGGAGAATACCATGATCGATGTGTATGGTCGGCGGATTTCGGACAGTCGGAGTACGAACACGGAGGTGGAGAATCAGGAGGGGAGCAAGACGATCATTGAGTGGCTGGAAGAGAACGATTTGTATTTTAGCCAGGCGGGCGGGAATGCGGCGACGAACAGTGTGCTGGAGGGTGAGCAGAACATTAACAGCATGCTGATGTGGGACCGGGAGAACACGAGCATCGATGCGAAGACGGGCTGGATGGAGGTGAATCCGCAGTTGGGGCGGGGGCCGAAGATTCGGATTGCGGAGCGGTGTACGAACTTGATTGGGGCGCTGCAGAATTATCCGGGGTTCAGTGTGCCGGGGGCGAGTGGGAGTGCGTATAAAGACCCGATTGATACGCTGCGAATTTTGCTAAATGCGGGGCCGGAGCATGAGGCGCGGGCGGGAAAGAGCGGGAGGCGGGGGCGGGGCTTTTAGTGGACGCCGATCCCGCAATGGATGGGGCTAAGGCATGACGCCGGAAGCCGGCAGAAAGATGGGCGGTAAAAGATGGGACAACAAAAAAACTAAAAACTGAGAATTGATTTATGAGAAATGTGAATGTGCCGAAAACTAAAGTCTTTATTCGTTGCGACGCTTTTGGCGGTGCTGTGGACCAATTTGAAACTGCGTGGCTGGTTTCTGTGCGAGCCATGCGCAATCGCCCGCTGTGTTTTCAGGTCTGGGTGGAAAAATATGCCGCTTGTTACGACAAGGTGCCGCCGCAGTGCCTTTACTGGGTTGAGCCGGAGGACAAATATCAAGTGCTGCCGCTGCACAAAGTGCAGATGTGGGAATGCTTGTCGGGGTCGATTGAAGTGTGGCGCAAAGATCAACTCTCAGACGTGCCGGTGCTGGTCAACCTGGGCCGAGGGAATGCACCCATGGGCGGACACTACTGGTTCACGATTGATTATCTGCCTGAAGGTCAAGCGAGCGGCATCATGGATGTGGGTGATGCTGAGCTGCTGGAGGAGCACAAGGAAGGCAATGTGATCAAGCTGAGCAACGGGCAGATTGCGATCTATCCTAACAATCGGATCAAGTGGCTGCCGGTTTCGCTGACTGGGAAAGATGCGGCGGCGGATATTCCGGATTGGAGTGTGGCTTCAAATAGTCAGTGGGACGAATGGTGGTGTGACTCGGACGAGATCCTTGGGGATGCCAAGTGGGCTTATTGACGAAAGGTGCCTGGAACACGCTGCTGCGAAGCCGCGAAGCGAACCGTGAACAACGTACGGGAACAACAAACAACGGAGGACTTATGAAGGCGAAGGGAACGCGGTGGTTGACTTATACGGAGGTTGTGCAGATGATTGAGGCCTGCATGGGTTCGAACGGGAAGTACACGCTGGGTCTGTGGACGCAGGGTGAGGAGCCGGTGCTGAAGAGGCGATACTTTCCGAAAAAGAAACGGGCTCTTTACTGTGCGAAAAAGGTGCGTGAGCTGGTGGGTCCGGTGGATGGGGAATAGGCTGTAAGTTACAAACTGAGGGAAACATGTTTATGATGTCAGATCGAATTGCAAAACTTGAGCCGAGGGAGAAGCCGGAGGCGGCGCAAATCATCCAGGAGATCCGGGATGCGGTGAACACGGCGCAGCAGTTGGGGGTGTTTGAGAAGATCGAGCTGGCGCATATGACGCGTCGGTGCTTGTGGGCGAACCAGAGTGCGGATGGGATGCGGCATGGGTTGGATGTGTTTCCGTGGGACAACAGCTTGGACAGCAAGGTGCCGCTGGCGGATGAGATTGTGACGGATCATGTGCGGCTGCGGATGAGTGCGATCCGGAATGGGACGGTGCAGATTGGGCCGGAGAATGAGATCGAGGACAGTGGGAAGGCGCGGCAGTGGAATGATGTGCTTAAGTATTATCGGGGCCGGACTAGGCGTGCGATGAAGGCGGCGCAGAAGTTGTTTTGTACGTGTGTGGAGGAGATTGGGTATGGGATTTTGCAGGTGGACTGGCGTGCGGAGAAGGTGCTGAAGCCGCAGGAGATGACGCGTGCGAGGGTGGTGAGTGCGGTGGCGCAGCGGATGATGGTGGAGAATGCGGGGCCGGATGGGAGTGCGCCGGGGCCGGAGCTGCAGCAGGCGATTGCGGAGGAATCGGCGCGGCTGGTGGAGGAGCGGCTGGGGATGGGGGGTGCGGGTGCGGTGGAGCTGATTTTGCTGGCGGATGGGACGATGCCGAAGAGTGAGGCGGTGAAGGTGGTGAACGGATTGAAGAAGGGGCAGGAGGTGGTGACGTACTACGCGCCGAAGACGGCGGGGGGGATGCCGGTGGTGAAGGCGCGGATTCCGTGGGTGGACTGCGGGCATGCGGTGGATCTGGGCCCGGATGGGAAATGTAGCTGGTGGTTTGCGCTGGAGTGGCTGGATGAGGTGGGGCTGCGGATGCGGTGCGAGCAGGAGGGGTGCAGTGATGCCTGGCGAGATGCGGTGCTGACGCAGGGCAACAAGGGGTTGAGTGAGCTGCTGGCGCCGGGAGCGATGCTGCCGACGTGGCTGCTCAATGGCGTGGGGGTGGGGTTTAAGTTTGATACGCAGACGAATCAGCGGGCGCCGATGTATCAGGTGCTGACGGTGTGGCGGCTGGCGGTGAATGAGGCGGGGATTCCGGCGGTGTACCAGACGATGGTGCATGCGCATGTGGGGGACATGCTGGGCAAGCATGAGTGTTGCGAGGTGGGGGAGCTGCCGTTTGTGGCGGAGGCGCGGGAACCGGCGGCGATGATGATGCAGAGCCGGGGGATTCCAGAGATGGTGCTGACGGATCAGGTGTTTCTGAAGAAGGGCACGGATGCGACGATGGCGATGGCGGAGCTGGCGGCGTTTCCGCCGTATGAGCGGGCGATGGGTGATGGCTCGCGGATTGCGCCGGGGGCGGAGCTGCCGGTGAAACGGAACACGGGGACGAGCGGGACGCAGAGTCGGTTTTTGCAGGTGCCGGGGGTGGATGCGGGGGCGCTGCGGGCAATGGAGATGACGCGGGAGAATGTGAATCGGTTTTTCATGCGCGCAGTGAATTCGGATGCGGATGCAAAGCGGTTGTTCCAAGAAGACCTGGCGGAGAGTGCGGTGCTGAGTTTTGAGGAGCTGATTCGAATCATCTGGCTGCATGTGCAGGCCTATGTGGATGAGGTGACGGCAAGCCGGATCGCGGGGCGGCCGGTGAGTGTGGCGGCGACGGCAGAGGATCTGGAGGGGACGGCGGATGTGACGGTGGAGTTTAGCGCAATGGCGCTGAACCAGAAGACGGCGCTGGAGCTGGCAGACTACATGACGACGATGGCGGGGCTGGACCGGAGCGGGCGGATTGATTTCGGCAAAGTGGTGGAACTGATCACGCGGATCTTTGATCCGGTGCTGAGTGAGAACATCATCATGCCAGGCGAGGAGGCGAGCGGTGAGATCGAGAAAGATGAGCAGGCGGTGATCGCGGCGATTCTATCGGGCCAGTATGTGACGGGCCGGGTGAATGGGGCGAGCCTGAGGTGGCAGGTGCTGCAGCGGTGGCTGGGGAATCCGCAGACGGTGCCAATGCTGCAGGGGAATCCGATGATTTACGCGAGCCTGATGGAGCACGTGAAGGGGCTGCAGCAGGAGATTGTGCAGAAACAGCAGAATGTGTTTACGGGGCAGACGGGGCAGAAGCCGGAGGCACCGTGGGAGGAGGGCGGGAAGCCGGTGGGGATGGTGGAGGCGATGGTGGAGGGCGGCGGGACGCCGCGATGACAATGGCTGAAGGGCTGCGCCGTTGACAATGGTTGACGGTGGTTTGACGGAGGCCGGAGACTGAGAACTGAGAACTGAGAACTGAGAACTGAAAATTGAAAACTGAAAATTGATGAACGCGGTGCGCATGCTCTGAGCTCTGGGCAACGACTGCAAACAATCGTCAACAACTGCAAACAACTGCAATCGTGTATGAAAAAGCTTTTGGATTTGATCATGGGCCGCAAGAGGGTGGTGGTGGTGGATGTGCATGAGGAGTTTGGGGAGAGGCTGCGGTGGAAGGAGGTGGGGGATGCGCTGAGGAGTCAGAAGGGGGACGTGATGTATCGGGCGGTGGGGCAGGTGCTGGCGTGTCAGCGGGCGATGAATGTGCGGGCGGTGGAGGATAAGTCGAACCTGCCGGGAGGGCAGACGGCGTATGAGGCGGGGGCGGCGGCGTGTGCGGCGGATGTGATGCGGGTGCTGGTGGAGCTGGAGCGGGGGGGGTGCGTGGATGGGGAGTTGAGGCGGTGGTTTGGGGAGGGGAAGTGAACGGTGATTTTGGCAAGGGAATGGCCGGAACCGGATGCCGGCAGAAAGATGGGGGACACCCAGGGCATGAGAGTGCTCTGGGTGTTTTATTTTGGAAGGATTAGTCAGATTTGGGCAGATCCGGGCAGATTAGGAAGTGGGGAGGGTTGGGCTGGGGCCGGAGGTGTGCTGTGATTGGGGGCATATGGCTGACAAAATTGCTGCTACTGCCACAGCGGGCGCTGGTTCTGATGCTGATGCTTCATCGGGCGAAGGACGGGCGCGGAGTACTGATCGTGTGACGGGACTGAGTGCGGAGCTTCTGGCTTCTGCGTCGTTTGACGTGGAGGATCTGATGGCCGGACCGGTGGACCCGGATGCGGGAGGGTCCGAAACGAATGAGGACGGTGAAGCAACAGCAGGAGCTGAGGATGGGGCTGAGGAATCTGAAGGGGACGCGATGGCGGCCGCTGAGGGTGATGAGGCTGAGTCTGAGGCAACCACGAACGATGGTGAGGAGTCTGAGGGAGAAGGCGATGCAAAGCCGGAGACTGAGGATGAGGCACCTGAAGGGCTGAAACCGAAAGCGGTGAAGCGTTTCAACAAGCTGCTAGCGCAGCGGGATGAGGCGCGGGCCAATGAGCTGAAACTAAAACTGGAACTTGCGGACCTGAAAGGGAAGCAGGAGCAGCGCCAGGATGAACCGGTGGCGGTGAAGGCGGAGAGTGATCCGCTGGCAGCCGTGACAAACGCGGAACAACTGGAAGCGCACGAAAACTATTTCCGCCAGGTGAAAGCTTGGTGCCGAAGGAATCCGCAAGGTGGGATACCGCCGAAGGAACTGACGGGGGGAGTGGAGCGTGAGCTGGATGTGGATGCGGTGGTGAATAATCTGGAGCATGCGGAGACGATGCTGGAGGCGCTGCCGACGAGGCGGGTGTTTCTGGAGAAGTTTCGCGCTGATCGTGCGGAAGCACGAAAGGCGTATCCGAAAGTCTTCACGCCGGGAACGGTGGAGGAGGCGGAAGCGAAAGTGTTGCTGCCAAAGCTGTTGAATTTCCGCACGCAGGCGGATCAGGACAAGATGCTGGCAAGGCTGGTGAGGGCTGAACTGATGGAACGTGAGGAGCGCGATGGCGTGGCACGTTATACCAGGGTCGAGCTGACGAAGCCGAAGGCGAGCCCTGCGAAAGAGGCGAACGGGAAACCTACGCCGAAACCTGCGCTGACCCGGCTGAGTGTGCCGCCGGTGAAAGCGACAAACGGCGATGCCAGGAAGCAGAGCTGGGACCGGGTGAAGATGCCGGGCCAGAGTGTGGATGTGGAGGAGCTGATGGACGAGGTGGCTTGAGGGCACTTGGACAGAAAGACAACGGGACTGGAATAGACGGACATGAACCAAGGGCGGCAGCGTGGCTGCGAGCCTGACAACTTTTAAGAATCAACTTTTTACTTTTTTAACGATATGCCTGCAGCAGCAACAACCGGTCGGAGCGCTACTTTCACGGAGCGCGATGTGCGCAAGGGAGTGACGGAAGTCATTGCTTTGGAAACCCCTTTTACCAGCTCGGTGGGAGCCGATCCAGCACCGCTGGAAACGACTCCAGAGTGGCAACTCAAAACCTTTAGCTCGCGTTCCAAGGACGGCGTGATCGAAGGTTACAAGCCGACGTCCAACGACTACCAGAATAACCTGGCGAACAAGGCGATGCTGAAGGGTCGCTTCATCAAGCAGTGGAGGCCGGTGGCGGTGACGAAGGAAATGAAGCTGATGGGCGCGCAGTACAACGAGGGCGATCCGCTGGCGGCGAACATCATGGACTTTACCAAGGTGGTGTATTCGGATGTGGAATTTTTTGCTTTGTCGGATGACGAAGCAGTGGCGCCGAGTGCCGGTGCGACGGCGAGCAAAGGACGCGGTGCAATGCGCTGGTTGAGCAATGCGAACGGACGTTTCACCGATACCGACACCACGCCGACGTCGGCGTATCGCACGCCGACGGGGAGCATTCTGGTGAGCAAGACGCTGGCCAGCGATGTGACGGAGTCGGAGATTGCGGCGCTGATTACCAGCGTGGCGAAGACCCGTCGCAAGACGGGGATGCGGTTCATGGGTCTGTGCACGCCGGAGATGCGCGATGCGTTTGACAGCATGAGCAAAACGGACAAGACGCTGACCAGCACGGCGTATCCGGTGAGTCGCTTCAATCAGAAGCAGGGCACGATTGACCGTGAGGTGACGCTGTACAAGAGCAGCAACGGCAGTGTGGAGCTGAGCACCAGCTTTGACATGGACAGCACGGTGCACTTTGCGCTGCTGAGCCCGGACCTGTGGAAGAAGGCGTATGCGCAGGGCGTGAAGGTGGGCACGGAAAACGTGAGCACGCAGATCGATGAGCGTGTGATCGATGTGATCTGGCTGCTGAAGTGCCTGAATCCGGGTGCAAATGGGAAGATCATCACGGGCGCTACGGCCTGAGGTGGCGTGGTAGAGTTTGCGGTGGGGCTGGAGGGCTGGCCCTGCCGTTTGTTTGAGGGAGTGATGGGTGACCGGAACCGCCTAAAGGCGGGACTACACTACGAAGAACCGGAACCGCCTAAAGGCGGGACTACACTACGAAGAAACGATGCTTTGGGAGAATGATGGCAGTGCGGGGGATGCGATCAATGCGATTGCCGATGAGATCGGTGATGGCGTGGTGATGGACGCGATGCGGAAGCATTTGCGTGCGGGGGGGGATGCGCATGAGACGCGGCTGCTGACTGACCTAGACGCGATTGCGGAGAGGCTGCATGGGGTGGAACGGGTGGCGGAGAATGAAACGGGACTGATTCCGGATGTGAGTATCCCGGTGATATTGTATCACCAATACCCGGCGGAGTTTCGGATGCAGGCGGCGAGGTCGGGGATCGCGCTAGATAGCCAGGGCTATGAGTGCTGGAGCTGCCCGGAGTTTGTGACGTGGTTCAAGAAGAAGCATCCAGAGCTGGTGCATAAGGAGGCGAAGCGGGCGGCGAGTATCATTGTGCCGGGCTCTAAATATGGAGGGCTGCTGGCGGCATGAGTCGGACGAAGCTGAGCGTGAAGGACCTGTTTTGGGATCTGGCGCGCGCGTGCGGGCAGGAGCCGGACACGGCGATCAACGCGAGTGGGGTGTCGGCTATGCTGACGGCGCAACTGCTGCGGTGCCTGAACACGGCGTATCAGGAGGCGTACACCAGCAATGAGTGGGAGGATGCGTGGGCGGATGGGCCGCTGACGCCAACGAATGGATTGATTGCGTACTCGGCGATGGGTGAGGCGCGGAAGTTTTTGTTGTTTAGTGAGGACCCGAGGCCGGTGAACAGTGTGGCGTATGCGCTGCAGGCGGTGACGAGTGCGGACGGGATCCAGGTGCAGAGTGAACTGGGGACTGTGTTTGCGCTGTGGCTGCCAGCGGTGTCGGTGTTTACGGATGCGGCGAGTACGTCGCTGCTGGTGGTGGCAAGTATTGCGCCTGCGGTGGTGCACCTGGCGCGGGCGGAGTATCTGCGCAGCACGGGGCAGAACGAGACGAGCGAGTACTACGAGCAGAAGGGTAAGGAGAAGCTGGAGGAGATCCATGCGGAGGAGTTCCAGCGAGTGCAGCGGTGCTGGTGGAGAAAGGTTGCTTACAACTGAGGTGATTTCTTTATGGGACAAACTTTTCAATATTTGAATGCGGGAAATTTGGAGGTGCAGGCGGATGAGGCGGTGCGCCAGGCGTGCCTGCGGATGCATGAGATTCCGGCGAAGGATCTGCCGGGGGTGGCGGTGACGCTGCTGGAGCTGGCGGAACGGCTGAAGCCGAAACGGGCGGGCAAGACAGTGAACCCTGAGAAGGAGGGAGATTGATTTTATGGCTAGAGTGAATCCAATTGGAAAACAGTATGTGCTGACGGAGCCGGGGGAGGCGCTGAGTACGTCGCCGATGATCGCGAAGTTGGCGCTGCCGAACGGGACGTTTGCGCAGGTGAAGCGTGCGTTTGTGGATGCGGCGAGCAATGCGACGACGGAGTTGATTCCGGCGGATGCGGGGCTGCTGTTTCGGGTGCTGAATCTGGTGATGCTGCACGGAGGCACGGCGGGAACGGTGACGTTTAAGTCGGGGTCGGATGCGATCAGCTGTGCGTTTAGCAATGCGGCGAATGGTGGCATGGTGCTGCCGTTTAATACGGCGGGCTGGCTGCAGACGCTGGATGTGAACCAGGCGCTGAATGTGACGGTGAGTACGAGCAGTGCGTGCGGGGTGATTGTGAATTACATTGAGGTGCCGGCAGATTGTTTTGATCTGCTGTGATGGGGACTTGGAGGCCGGAAGGTTGGCAAAAAGATGGGTAGGCAGAAATATAAGAACTAAGAACTGAGAAATTTTATTTTATGAAGACGAACATGAAACTGATGGTGATGGGGCTGCTGCTGCTGGCGGTGGTGGGTGATGGGTATTCTGCGACGGTGACGGGGCGGAGTGCGAAGACGACTCCGGCGGGGACGGAGGAGATTCCGATCAATGACTCGGGCACAGATAAAAAGATCACGATCAGCAATCTGTTTGTGGGGTCCCCTGCCCTGACGACGCCGACGCTGACGACGCCGGTGATCAGCACGGGCCTGACGGCGAGCGGGAGTGCGAGCAACAATTTCAGTGGAAGCACGGGGGCGTTTCTGACGAGCACGGGCGCGAACACGTTTGGTGGGAGTGCGCATACGTTTGCGAGCAGCATCACGCCTGCGACGGATAACGTGGGGGCACTGGGGTCGAACTCGCTAGGGTGGTCGGATTTGTTTCTGAGCGATGGTGCGGTGATCAATTTCTATGGTGGCAATGTGGTGCTGACGCATAGCACGGGCATCCTGACGATGGGCACGGGTGAGCTGAGGATTACCACGGCGGGCACGAATGCGGCGAGTGTGGTGACGATTGGGGCGACGCAGACGCTGACGAATAAAACGCTGACGAGTGCGGTGCTGGGCGCGGGGCTGACGGCGAGTGGGAGCACGGCCAATGATTTCAGTGCGAGCACGGGGGCGTTTAAGAGCAGCACGGGCGCGAATGTGTTTGGCGGGAGCTCGCACACGTTTGCGAGTGGGATCACTGCGGCGACGGATGACGGCGGTGCGCTGGGTTCGAGCTCGCTGGGGTGGTCAGACTTGTTTTTGGCGAGTGGTGCGGTGCTGAACTACAGCAACGGGAATGTGGTGCTGACGCATAGCAGTGGCATCCTGACCCTGGGGACTGGAGAGCTGAGGATTACCACGGCCGGCACGAATGCGGCGAGTGTGATCACGGTGGGCAGCACGAGCACGCTGACGAATAAGACGCTGACGGCACCGGTGATCAATGGGGCGACGGCGGCCAGTGGGAACTTGGATTTTTCTGGGAGCAGTGGCACGTTTAAGACGAGCACGGGGGTGAATACCTTTGGCGGGAGTGCGCACACGTTTGCGAGTGGGATCACTCCGGCGACGGATGATGGCGGTGCGCTGGGGTCGGCTTCGCTGGAGTGGTCGGATTTGTTTTTGAACAGTGGTGGGGTGATCAACTTTGCCAATGGCAATACGGTGCTGACGCATAGCAGTGGGATCTTGACGCTGGGCACCGGGGATTTGAGGATTACCACGGCGGGCACAAATGCGGCGAGTGTGGTCACGGTGGGTGGAACGCAGACGCTGACGAATAAGACGCTGACGAGTCCGACGATGACGGCGCCGGTGCTGGGTGTGGCGACGGGGACGAGTGTGGCGGTGACGGGTGCGGTGAGCAGCAGCGGCACGGCGGGCATTGGCTATGCGACGGGTGCAGGCGGCACGGTGACGCAGGCGACGAGCAAAAGCACGGGGGTGACGCTGAGCAAAACGACGGGGCAGATCACGATGAACAATGCGGCGCTGGCGGACATGACGACGGTGAGCTTTGTGGTGACGAATACGACGGTGGCGGCGACGGATGTGGTGGTGGTGAATCACAGCAGTGCCGGCACGGCGGGTGCGTATGCGGTGCATGCGAATAACCTGGGGGCGGGGAGTTTTAGGATCTCGGTGAGGAACTTAAGTGGGGGGAGTTTGAGTGAGGCGATTGTGGTGAGCTTTGCGGTGATCAAGGGGGTGAGTAACTGAGGACTGATACTGACTGAAGGCAGAAAGATGGGTAGGCAGAAAAATGGGATACTGGAACTAGCTGACGTGATGAACTGAGAATCCGAAACACGCTAAAGCGTGAACAACGTACACTGAGATTGAGGATGATGCTGAGACTGACAACGCTGATGAAGGGGGGGGTGTCATGAGTGGCATGATGCTGATGGGTTGTGGACCTGGGAATGGGGCGGCGGGAGCGCCGTTTGTGGGAGATTTGGATACGCTGGTTGCGCAGGGGGCTACTCTCAACCGAGTCTATTCTCAGCGCAGGTTGCTGGCGTCTTATACGGGGGCGGCTGACATTTTAAGAGGCAATGGAACTGGCTCGCCGGAAGCAACGATCAACTACTTGGCTAATGGGGACTATGATTTGACTGCTGCCGCTGCCGCTGCCGCTGCCGGAGGTGGAACGCAGGCATTCCGCAAGACGTGGTATGACCAAACTGGTAATGGCGATGCAACGCAAGGTACGGCTGCTAACCAGCCGCCATTTACGACAAGCGTTCGAGCCAAAGGAGCCATTGGCGGAATTGCCAGCACGGATTGTTATTTGCCGTTTACTGGAAGCATTTC